TCCACAACACCAACGACCTGAAGAATGTGGAGGAGGACGCCGAGCAGTACACCCGCGCGACGTGGCCCAACGCCAACATGAACGACGCCCGCGTCCACTACTACGTCGACGACATCAACGCATGGCAGAACCTGAGAGAGGACGAGGTGGGCTGGCACGCTGGCGATGGACGGAAAGCCACGGGCGGCAACGAGACGACGCTCTCCATCGAGATCATCATGGACGGCTCGGGCAGCAAGGAAGACCTCAAGGCAGAGGAGAACGGTGTGCTGCTGGCGGCACTGCTGCTGAAGAAGCACGGCTTGAGCGTGAACGAGCTGTACACGCACAACCACTGGATGGGCCACCCGGACTCCATCGTGCAGGGCGCGAGGAAGAACTGCCCGCTGTACATCCTGCCCCATTGGGCGCAGTTCAAGGAGAAGGTCGCCGCGAAGCTCGCGGAGCTGAACGGCGGCGCAGCCACCACGGAGGCGGGCAAGACGGAGATCATGGGCAAGGCCAAGGCGAGCGCACAGCAGATGGCGCTGTTCGCCCGATCCAAGAACGCGGAGCCGCAGCTCCCGGCGTGCTCGCTGGAGCAGCTGGCGCAGTTCTTCCTCGAAGAGGGCGAGGCCGAGGGCGTGCGCGGCGACGTCGCCTTTGCGCAGAGCCTCCACGAGACGGGCTTTTTCAAGTACGGCGGCATCGTGCTCCCTACGCAGAACAACTACGCAGGCATCGGGGCGCTGAACGGCAACGCCAAAGGACAGGCGGCGACCTTCCCCGACCCGCGCACGGGCGTCCGGGCGCAGATCCAGCACCTGAAGGCATACGCCTCCGAGGAGGCGCTCGTGAACGGGTGCGTCGACCCGCGCTTCTCCCTCGTGACACGGGGCTCGGCGCAGTATGCGGAATGGCTGGGCGCAAGCGACAACCCCAACGGCAAGGGCTGGGCCGTACCGGGCAAGGGCTACGGCGGCAAGATCGTCGCCTTGCTGGGGCAGATCATGGCGTTCGAGGTGCCCCAGCCGTCCGCGCCGAGCGAGCCGGAGGAGCAGGAGCCGGAGTTCCCGGCGTATCAGTTGGAGGGGCTTGAAACGCTCACGGAGGCTGGCGTCATCAACTCCCCCGAGTTCTGGCGGCAGAAGTTCGGCGAGCAGGTGACGGTCGGCGAGCTGTTCGGCATCTTGGGGAAGCTCTTCACGAAAGCAAGCGAGTAAGGACACGGAGGGCGGGACATGGAAGACCTCGTAAAGGAGCTGACGATCGACATGGTTCCTGACGGCGACAACCGCATCATCGCGGAGACGATCGGCGTCGAGAACTACTACAAGCTGTGCTCGGTCGTCGGCGGCTCGACCATCTACCTCCAGAAGCCGGAGAGTGTCCTTCGCCCTGTCCGCGACGCTCACATCAAAGCGGAGTTCAACGGCTACAACCACCCCGAGCTCGCCCGCAAGTACGGCGTGACGGAGCGGTGGGTGCGGCAGCTCTGCGGCGAGGGAAAACTGGAGGGACAGATGAGCCTTCTCGACTACGGCGACGAGCCGGAAAACACTGCGTTCTAAGACAACATTTCTAAGAAGTAGTACATATATAAGGTTCCTGAAAGGGACGGTAAAATAAGACTATGAGCATAGCTCATAGTCTTATTTTTATATCCAAAGGAGGACACCAAACATGAGCATGGAGATCATCCAGAGCGCGGCGACTGAGCTGCTGGTCAACGTTGCGCTCGCCGTGCTGGCCCTCGCCGGGGCCTATGCGGTCTACTACATCCGGCTCGGCGCATCCAAGCTGAAGGCGCAGACCGCGCAGATCGAGGACGCATCAACCCGTAAGGTGCTGGACGACGCCTTGGAGGACGTTGCGAACCTCGCCACGCTGTCGGTGGGTGCGATGGAGCAGACCACGGCGAAGGCGCTGCGCGAGGCGGTCAAGGGCGGCAAGGCAAACCGCGAGGAGCTGGTCGCGCTTGGCAAACAAGTCTTTGACGAGGTCAAGGCGTCGATCGCGCCGGAGGCGCAGCGGGTCATCACGAAGAACCTCGGCAGCTTCGACGAGTATCTGACGAAGTGCATCGAGTCCGCTGTGCTGGAGATCAAGCAGAACGAGCCGTACATCACCCTCCCGGAGAGTGCACTCATCGAAGGCGAAGCGGAACGGTAAGGAGGGCGGCACATGGACGTCTCTCAGATCACCGCCCTCATCGGCGCGGCGGCGTCGCTGCTGTGTACCATCGTCGTCGGGGCGCTCACCTTCTTTATGAAGAAGACGCTCGCCAGTCTTGAAGAGGCGGACAAGCGGAACGCCGAGGACATCAAGACGCTGGACAAGAACCTCAACGACCTGAAAGCAGACCTCCCCCTGATCTACGTGACGCGGGAGGACTACATTCGGGTCATGAACAGGGTCGAGGACAAGCTCGACCAAATCCTCTACGGAGGCAAAGCCAAAGGAAAGGAGGAGTGACCTCATGGCAATCCTTGACGAGCTGACCGAGCAGGAGGTCAGCAAGAATAAAGCGATCCGGGGCTACATCGTCCGAGCCCTCGCAAAAGGCAGTCAGAACGCCTTGCTCGTCCGTCAGATCACCAACGCCCTCGTCGCTGACGGCCTGATCTACTCGCCGGACATTTCCAAGCCGATCGAGTATCTGCAGGAGGCGGGCTATGTGACGTTCACCGACCGCTCGGTAAACGCCTACAACGCCTACCGCAAGGACTCCGTCATCAAGCTCACCCGCAAGGGCGTCGATCTCGTCGAGGGCACGATCAACGACCCGGGCATCGATGTCTAAGGCAGAGCGGCGGAGGACGCGGGTCAGCTCGACGATCGACAAGCTCCCGGACGATATTAAGGGGCAGCTCGACGTCCGGCTCGCGGACACCTCCAACACCTATGAAGAGCTGGCGGCATGGCTCAAAGCCGAAGGCTACGAGATCAGCAAGTCGGCGATCGGGCGCTATGCGATCCGCACCACACAGGCGGCGCAGCGCGTGGCGCAGACCATCCAGCGCACTCAGGCGATCGCACAGGCGGTGGAGGCCCACCCCGATCTCGACTACACGAAGGCGGCGTCGATGGTGCTCATGGACGGGCTCATGCAGCGGGTCAGTACCGCCGAGGACGACTTTCAGGAAATGCCGCTGGACAAAGCGGGGCGGCTCATCGCGAGCCTCGCCCGGAACGCCACCTACGAAAAGCGCGTGCGGCAGGACATGAAGAAGAAAGCCGAGCTCGCCTTCGAGCAGATGGAGACGGAGCTCATGGCGGCGATCAAGCAGCACCCCGAGCTTGCGGGCGAGCTGCACGACGTGCTGGAGCGTGCAAGGGAGAAGGTGCTGGCAGATGGCGAAGATTGACCTGAACGACTACCTCGAAAAGCTCACGGAGCCAGAAGACCGGGAAACGGTCGCGAACCGCGCGTATCAGCTGGAGCTGTTCGAGCAGTACGTCACGAAGGACGGCAATTTCCCCGAGCAGCGGGCGCAGCTCCTTGAGGACTTCAGGGCCGGAAAGGAACTGACCGGGCCGAAGGGACTGCGCCGGAAGCTCGGAGCCTTCGACCTTGAATACTTCGGGCGGGCCTACCTCGCGCACTACTTCGTCCGCCCGTCGCCCAAGTTCCACGGCGAGCTGGACAGGATATGGCGGGAGGGCGTGCTGAAAGGGATGAACCCAGAGCAGGACGCCAAGCAGATCAGCCGCGCGGACGGGTGCCGTCGCGCGATCGAAGCGCCCCGTGGTCATGCCAAGAGCACGACCTTCACCTTCAAGGACGACCTACACGCCGCCGTCTACGGCTACAAGCACTACATCATCATCCTCTCCGACAGCTCGGAACAGGCCGAGGGCTTCCTCGCCGACATCAAGACGGAGCTGGAGGAGAACGCCGCCCTGAAGGAAGACTTCGGCGAGCTGGAGGGCAAGGTCTGGAAGTCCTCCGTCATCCTGCTGGCCAACGGCGTCAAGATCGAGGCAATCGGCTCGGGCAAGAAGATCCGTGGCCGACGTCACAAGCAGTGGCGTCCCGACCTCATCGTCTGCGACGATCTGGAGAACGACGAGAACGTCAACACGCCGGATCAGCGGCAGAAGATGAAGAACTGGTTCGCAAAAGCGGTCAGCGAGTGCGGCGACACCTACACCGACATCGTCTACATCGGCACGCTGCTCCACTATGACTCGCTGCTGGCGTGGGTCTCCACCCGCCCTGAGTACAAGGCGTTCAAGTATCGCGGTGTCATCTGCTGGGCAGAACACAGCGAACTGTGGGACGCATGGGAGGAGATCTACACCAACATCGCGGACGCGGCACACGAGGAGACGGCCTATGCCTTCTTTGACGCGAACCGCGAGGCGATGCTGGAGGGCACGGAAGTCCTGTGGGAGGAGAAGTGGAGCTACTACGACCTCATGTGCAAGCGGGTCAACATCGGCCCCGCAGCGTTCAACAGCGAGATCCAGAACGACCCCATCGACCCGGAGAACTGCACCTTCCAAGAAGAGTGGTTCGACTTTTGGGACGACGAGGGCAAGGTGCAGCCGGACTTCTCCGACCCGAAGTTCCTCTTTATCGGCGCGAACGACCCGTCACTGGGCAAGAACAAGAAGTCGGACACCAGCTCCATCATCGCGCTGGCGAAGGACACGCAGACGGGCTACCTCTACGTCGTGATCGCGGACATCGCCAAGCGCAAGCCGGATCAGATTATCGAGGACGCCCTCGATGCGAGCCGACGCCTCCAGCGGGAGTACAAGCGGCCCTACTACAAGTTCGGCGTGGAGACGGTGCAGTTCCAGTATTACTTCGCCGAGATCATGCGGCAGCGTGCGGCGGCGGTCGGCGAGTACCTCCCCATCGAGGAGATCAACAGCACGCAGAACAAGGACGCCCGCATTCAGTCCCTGCAGCCGTTCGTGAAGAATGGCTACATCAAATTCAGCAAGAAACACAAGACCCTGTTAAAGCAGATGACCGAGTACCCGATGGGCAAGAACGACGACGCGCCGGACGGCCTTCAGATGGCGGTCAAGCTGGCGCTGGACGTCAAGACCGGGCGCAGGGTCGACTACAGAAGCGTCATCGCCCGCGCCCTCGACTTCCGGCGCGGAGCCTACTAAGGAGGTGAGGCACATGATCATCCAAGAGAACACGATCATCCACGGCGACAGCCTCACCGTGCTCCGTCAGATGGAGCCGGAGAGCGTCGACGCGATCATCACAGACCCGCCCTACGGCATCAACTACGTCTCTCAGACGGGCGCGTCCATCAAGAACGACAAGAGCCCCTTCATTTGGTTCCTCTACGACGCCTTCCGCGTGCTCAAGTCCGGCGAGTCCGGGCACGGCGGCCTGATCTGCTTTACCCGCTGGGACGTGGAGCAGACCTTCATCGACGCGATGAAGATCGCGGGCTTCAACGTCAAGAGCGAGGTCATTTGGGATAAGGTCTACCACGGCATGGGCGACACCAAGGCGGCGTTTGCCCCGTCGCATGAGAACATCGTCTTCGCGGTCAAGGGCAAGTACAGCTTCCCCGGCAGCCGTCCGAAAGACCTTGTCACCTTCCCGAAGATCAACAGCTCCAAGATGGTGCATCCCACCGAGAAGCCCGTGGGCCTGTTGGCAAACCTCATCTCCTCGGTCACAAAACCGGGCGACCTCATCCTCGACCCCTTTGCCGGGAGCGGCTCCACGCTGGTCGCGGCGAAGAAGACGGGACGGCGCTTCATCGGCATCGAGCTGGATGACGAATACTTCTCCACCGCCCAGCGGCGCATCGAGGAGGTGCGGGAATGAACCGACTCAAGCAGTTTGTCACCCGGCTCAGACGCCCGGACACGCGGGAGGTCGCCGTAGCGCAGGTCTCCGACAAGTACAGCGAGTACCCCAGCAACGGCCTGACGCCTGTCAAGCTGGCGGAGATCTTCCGCGAGGCCGACGCGGGCGACGTGCTTCGGCAGATGGAGCTCTTTGAGGAGATGGAGGAGAAAGACCCGCATCTGTTCAGTCAGCTCCAGACGCGCAAGAATGCCGTCACGGGCCTTGACTTCGAGGTGATCCCATTCGGCGACGAACCGCTGGACAAGGAGATCGCCGACTTCATCGAAGAGCAGCTCAACGGCATCGAGAGCTTCGAGGACGTGGAGAACGACCTGCTCGACGCGATCGGCAAGGGCTTCGCCGTCTCCGAGATCCTGTGGGGCTATGACGAAGGGCACGTCGTGGTGCAGGACATCAAGACGCGGCATCAGAAGCGTTTCTTTTGGGACACGCTGGACGACTCGTTCAAGGTGCGGACGAAGGACGCGCCGGAGGGCATCCTGCTCCCGGCGAACAAGTTCATCGTCCACAAGTACAAAGCCCGCAGCGGCCACACCTCCCGGGCTGGCATCCTCCGCGTCGTGGCGTGGATGTATCTCTTCAAGAACTACGACCTGAAGGACTGGGCCAGCTTCGCCGAGATCTACGGTCTGCCGCTCCGGCTGGGCAAGTACGCACCGGGAGCGAGCGACAGCGACAAGGCGGCGCTCATGCAAGCCCTCATCCAGATCGGCTCCGACGCGGCGGGCATCATCCCGGACGGCACGAGCATCGACTTCATCACCACGGAGAAGACCTCCAGTTCTGACCTCTATGAGCGGCTGGCCCGCTACTGCGACGAGCAGATCTCCAAGGCGATCCTCGGCCAGACGCTGACCTCCGACTCGGGCGGCGGCAGCTACGCGCAGAGCAAGACGCACAACGACGTCCGGCACGATCTCACCGTCGCCGACTGCAAGGCGCTGGCGTCCACCCTCCGGCGCGACCTCATCCGCCCGCTGTGCATCTTCAACTTCGGCGAGGACAAGCGCATCCCCTACATCCGCTTCGACTGTGAGGAGTCCGAGGACTTGACGCAGACGGCGACCATCCTCGGCACGCTCATTGAAAAGGTCGGGCTTCGGGTGCCCACGAGCTTCGTCTACAAGAAGTTCTCCATCCCTGAGCCGGAGGAGGGCGAGGAGATCGCAAAGCCCACCTACGGGGGCGGCATGGGCGGCGTGCTGCCGTTCAAGAGCGACGCGCTGCTCTCCCTCAAGGCGGGAGCCGACGCACCGATCGGCACGCAGCAGCACATCGACAGGCTCGCCGCCGCAGCGCTCCGCAAGGGCGCGGGCAGCTTCAAGCGTGCGTTCGAGCCGGTTCTCAAAATGATTGAGAAAGCCGACAGCCTCGAACAGCTCCGTGAGCTGATGGAGGACGACGCAGCCGTCGCCGAGCTCTACGCCGCGATGGACGTCTCCGAGGTCGAGGAGCTGCTGCAGAAGGTCATGCTCTACGCCGACCTTGAGGGGCGGGTGGTCGAGGATGGATGAACTCACCGCGCTGTTCAGCCGTAAGGATATGACCTTTGAGGAGGCGGTCGCGTACTTCAAAGAGCGCGTCCCCGTCACCGCCTCGCGGTTCTATCAGATCGCCGCCGAGTACCGCGCCCTCGCCTTTACGGTCAGCGGCTACACGAAGGCGCAGGTGCTCAAGAAGTTCTACGATGAGCTGCTGGCCGCGCTGGAGGAGGGCAACAGCCTCGCGGAGTTCCGCGAGAATATGAACGACTTCCTCGAAGTGGAGGGCTACGAGGGCATCACGCCCTACCAAGCCGAGAACATCTTCCGCACCAACATCCAGACGGCCTACAATGTGGGCCACTACAAGCAGATGACCGAACCGGGCGTCAAGGCACTGCGGCCCTATTGGCAGTACGACGCCGTCAACGACTCGAAGACCCGCCCGAGTCACCTCGCGATGGATGGGCGCGTGTTCATGGCGGACGATCCCATTTGGGACACATGGTTCCCACCCAACGGCTTCAAGTGCCGCTGCACGGTCAAGACACTCTCCAAGCGTCAGATGGAGCAGCGGGGGCTGACGGTGGAGACCGAAGCGCCGAGGGCGGCGCGGCTGGAGGACGGGCGCTTCGTCAACATCCTGCCCGACCCGCAGTTCGATACCAACCCCGCCAAGGTACGCTATCAGCCAGACCTCACGGGCTACCCCGAGCCGCTCAAAAAGGCGTACCAAGAGCGCGAAAAGGGGAACACACCGCCATAAGGCCACAGAGCCCCGCTGTGCGCGTTTTGCTCTCGGTAGGGTAATTTGACGGGTGCGACAATTAAGGGGCGTGCGCACGCGCTCTAACGCCGTTTCCGTGCGGCTCGCGGCGACACCAAAGGAGGACAGATGCAAATGGACGGTTTTTTGACCCTGAAAGGCGGCAATGTGGAGCTCGTGGGAGCGCCGGAGACGATCTTCGTCCTCCCCATCGGCCACGTTGTCAGCTCGAAGGGTGAGTTTGATGTGGACGAGGAGAGCTACAAGGCGATGAAGGCGCAGATTGCCAAGCGCGGCGTGGATCTCGTCGTCGACTACGAGCACCAGACGCTCAAAGGGTGCGAGGCACCCGCAGCCGGATGGGTGAAGGAGCTGAAGCTGGAGGATGGACAGATCAAGGCCGTCGTCGAGTGGACGCCCCGAGGGGCGCGGTACCTTGAGAACAAGGAGTACCGCTACCTTTCCCCGGTCGTGAACGTCCGCAAGGCGGACAACAAGGCGGTCGGGCTCCACTCGCTGGCGCTTACCAACACTCCGGCGATCGAGGGGATGAACCCCATCGTCAATTCAGACAATTTTGAAGGAGGACAACATTCTATGGACATCAAGAAGCTGGCGGAGCTGCTCGGTCTGGGCGAGGACGCCACGGAGGAGCAGGTCATGGAGGCGCTCAAGGCTTGCCTCGCCGAGAACCGCAGCCTCAAGGAAGCAGAGAAGCAGCCGCCCGAGAACGTCGTGGCAAACAAGGCGGTCTGCGAGCTGCTGGGCCTGAAGGCAGGTGCTGCCGCCGAGGACGTAACCGCGAAGATCATGGAACTCAAGAGCGGCACGGTCGACGGCGTCAACCTCGCCGAGGAGCTGAAGGCACTCAAGCAGCAGAACGCAGAGCGCGAGGCCAACGACGCCGTCACCCTCGCCCTGAAGGCGGGCAAGATCACCCCGGCGCAGAAGGAATGGGCCAAGGGCTACGCCCTGAGTGACCCGAAGGGCTTCGGCTCCTTCGTGGAGAAGGCTCCACAGATCGTGCCGATGGACAAGATCGAACTGGGCGACGTCAAGGCTCTCAAGAGCGACGCACTGGACGCCGACACCCTGCTGGTCTGCAAGCAGCTCGGCGTCACGCCCGACGACGTCAAGAAGTACGGTATGAAGGAGGACTAAGATCATGGCAAAACTGACTGATGTAAGAGATACCCCTGAGATCGCCAACGGCGCGAAGGTCATCGCGGTACCCGTGAAGGGCAGCACCACCATTTATCAAGGCGCACTCGTTGCTCTGGATGCGGACGGCTACGCGATTCCCGGCAAGAAGGCCGAGAACCTGACCGCTGTGGGCCGCGCCGAGGAGACTGTGGCAAACGCGGGTGCAGACGGCGAGTTGGTCGTCCGCGTTGCTCGTGGCGTGTTCGTCTTTGACAACACCGCCACCTCTGCGAACAAGATCACCGCCGCCCACGTTCTCAAGCCCTGCTACATGGAGGACGACCACACCGTCACGGCGCTCGCCACGGGCACGTCCGTGGCTGGCATCGTCGTCCGCGTGGACAATGAGGGCGTCGCCGTCGAGTGTGGCGGCTATATTCCCGTCGCCGCTGCCGCCACGGGCACAGGCGGCTAATTGAGTAAGGAGGTACATTCAAATGATTATCACCCCGCAGGCTCTTAGAGGCATCTATGTTGCTTTCAACACGATCTTCAATAAGGCGTTTGAAGGGCAGCACCCCACCTATGAAAAGGTCGCGACCGTCGTGCCCAGCACCAGCGAGTCCGAGACCTATGCATGGCTCGGCGACATCCCCGGCATGAGGGAGTGGATCGGCGAGCGCGAGATCCAGAACCTCTCCGGTTCCGCCTATGTCATCAGGAACAAGGACTTCGAGCTGACCGTCGGCGTAGACCGCAACGCGGTCGAGGACGACAAGATCGGCCTCTACAATCCTTCCATTCAGATGCTCGGCGAGTCCGCCGCGCTGCATCCCGACGAGCTGGTCTACGGTCTGCTGGCCAACGGCTTCACCGAGAAGTGCTACGACGGCAAGGCGTTCTTCGCTACCGACCACCCTGTCGGCAAGGACAAGGCAAGCAACAAGGGCACCGCGAAGCTGAGCATGAACGCCTACAAGGCGGCACGTGCGTCCATGATGAGCCTGAAGAACAGCAAGGGCCGCCCTCTGGCGCTGGTTCCCGACCTGCTGGTCGTGCCGCCCGCG